CCGAGTCGCATTTTGTTACCACTTCATGGACATTAATGTGATGCATGGGCGCGCGGAGGCGCGTGTGAGGGTGATTCGATAGGTAGATAGCGATAGATAGTTGTAGATGGGGTACGGGGTGTGGGAGTGGGAGCCTACATGGGGGGAGGAAGTTAAGAATGAAGGAGAAGGGAAGAACTCGCGTATCATGTTACCATGAGGATGATAATTCCATCCCCCCATGTAGGCTCTCTCACTCGCACACCCCGTACCCACCTACAACTACCTATTGATACCTATCTATACAGCGCTATACTGGAGTCACCATCCCCGAGGACAGGAGAGTCCCCAATGGTAAACGTCAAGGACTGGTCCCACCTAGGAATCCCGATCCAGCTTCCGGCGGGGGAGAAGTTCCCACCGCCACGCGGGTTCACAGGAGCAAGCGCTAAGAAGCTCAGCGCGTCCCAGCGCGAAGCCCAAATCGAACTGGTACAGAAGCACGTAGACAAGGGTGGCAACTGGGGAATCGTTCCTGGGAAGAAGTACGTGGTGATCGACGTGGACGCGCACAAGACGCGTAGCATTGCCACCATCGCTGACCGAACAGTGCGTGAGTACGGGATGCAGAAGCGTGAGCCGTTGCAGATCTCATCTCGCTTCTCGGAGAACACGACGAGTGGCCACTACTGGTACAAGCTGCCGAAGAATCACGACCGTAAGAAGTACGCGTTGCGGTCTTCTCTGTCCGCAGACGGTCACGTGTGGGCGGACGTGTGCCACAGGCACCTTAGGTACTTGGTCATGCCTGGATCAGTGGTGGAAGGTCGCGAGTATCTACACCGTAACGACCCTAGTGACATCCCAGAGATTCCAGGGCGGTTGTACCAGGAGTTGTTGCAGCCGTTGCCGAAGAAGCTGGTGATGCGCGACGACGGGTTGTACACCGACGAGGAACTAGTTGGAGCCAAAGCTCAAATGAAGTGGAACCTGTTCAACTTCAAGCTGGCTCGCCCAGGTACGCGTGACAACATGCACATGATTACGTGCAGAAGTATTGGTACCTACCTTCGTGTGAAGCCGGACGGCGACCTGGACGAGGCAACACTGGCGCACTACCAGAAGGTTGTGGGTTCCATATGCAAGAACCTGTACGCTGAAGAGAAGTCCGAAGGTAAGGAGGTAGCTGCCAAGACCAGGAGCCACATCGAGTACGGGTTCAACAACCCTAAGTTGCTGTACACGCGTAACACGCAGGACGCTGACAACTGGTGGTGGATGTCGCGCCCCACGTTGGAGCGTACGTACAACCGCGCCATGCTTGCTTCGGTTTCCCCGATGGCGTTGCTGACAGCCCAACTAACAATGCTTGCTTCCGCTACCGACCACCGCGTACGTTTGCGTGTGGAACGTGGTGAATGGGCTCTTACACCAGCGCCTATCAGCCTGTGGCTAGCCGTGGTAGGTCCTCCTGGTAGCGGTAAGTCTCTGCTTGAGAACATGGTGGCAGACTGGATCGCCGACAAGGTTCCTGAGGTTGAGGATCCCCCGTATCCCACTAAGGCTCTGTCATTCGACCCTGAGTTGGACATCACAGAGGTTGCTGACGAGGACCTGTACATGGCACGCTTGAAGGCTTCCGCGCCGGAGGTAATGCGGTACGCGCCGTCCACAATGAACGGTGTGTTCCCTATGTTCTACAGCAGGATGAAGATTGGTAAGGTGTGGAAGGAGGTAAAGGTTCTGTTCCGCGGTTTGATCTATTACGATGAGCCCGAGGTTCTGTTCAACAAGAACGCTAGGGACTACAACCTGCAGTCGATGCTACGCTCCACCTTTTTCTCTAGGGGTTACAGCCACAGCGTCGGTAAGATGGAAAGCAGGTACTTCTTGGAGGAGAACAGCTACTCGCTTTCTATGATCATCAACGCGCAGCCTTCCATGATGGTGAAGTTTCGGGAGGCACATGAAAGCGGTACGTATCAGCGGTTCATCTTCGTGGAAGCTGGTCTGGACCCTAACGTTTCGCGGGAGTTGAAGAACATTGGTGAGAAGCTTCCCACACAGCTTCCGAAGGTGAAGAAGTGGACACCACAGAAGCGTAGGACTTTGGACGACGGCTCTACGCGGCGTAAGTCTCTCGTTGAGATGGACAAGCGCGGGGCGCAAGAAGTGGAGGATTTGGAGTTCTGGGCGATGGGTGGAGACATCCGCGACTTCGATATCTCCGATGAGAACGAAGAGTCTTGGATGGCCATGTGCCCGCAGGGCAAGCCCGCAGAAGCTATGCAGCATCTCACTATCAAGTTGCAGCGGTTGGCTATACTGCTGTACCGGCACGACGGTGGGAAGCTCAAGAAGAAGGGTGTCACGAAGATTCCGTACGTGTACTTCGCGGACGCTAAGCAGATCATGGCACACTCAGCGTACATGGTGCTACGTAGTATTCAGATGGACCACGACCGCTACGCAGCCAAGGAGAAGTACAGGCGCGCAGTTCTTAGCGACGACACCAAGGTTGTGGAGGAAGCCAAGTACCAGGTCAAGATGGGGCGCGTACCGGCTTCACTGGAGGAGTGGCTCGAGCAGCAGTTCGAAGGTGGCGCGCTGGAGAACACGCTTCTGTGGGGTCCGCTGAACAACCGCGCAGCTAGTACAAACTGGGGATGCGGTATGACCGCTGCCCAGCGCCGCGACGCCATCGCTTCGGTGCCAGGGTATAAGATTCTTACGAAGCCTTATCGGGTGCAGAAGGTGGCGGGAGTTTCCGATGGCGCAACGGGGAAATAGATACCTGAAGTTTCCGTTAGAGCAGTGGCTCGAACACCACCACGACTACTGGGGCAGTAACGGGATGCCGCTGCACTGGGTTCTGAACGGGCATGAAGTTCGTGGAGTTTGCGATGGCTCTCGAATCCACGCGTCCGATTGGGCGCGCGGTTTGTCATTCGAACAACGGCTAGAGAAGATTCGGAACGCGAAGGGTTTCGAAATCACATCAGACAACTGGGTTAGGAGAACTCGAAATGGGAAAGAAGAGCACGAAGTCACGCACGTCAGGCACCACTCCACACAGGCCTTTAGACGTTGAGAAGATCCTGAACACACCGCGTACGAAGGTTCTGCGCAACGACCCGCCGAACTACGACCACCTGGAGAACGGCTCGGCGCAGCTGTTCGCGCACCAGATGGACGCCGAGCTTGGCGACCTGTACCCGGAGTTACACGCCGCGGTGAAGAGCATGACGTTTGATCCCAACCTGGACTGGACTGAGCTAGACCAAGACGACAAGGACGTGCTTGGATGGACAGCGGCAGATCTAGAGTAGGGTAAGGTTCGTGGCACTGACCGATCTGCGGCACACCGGGAACAAGCCCGGCACTAAGACCACTTCTGTAAAGGCGTTGGCCCGCACGAATCAGGACCTGCCAGCGCTGCCTAGTCGCCCCAAGCTGATGCGCCCTGCGTACCTTACGCAGGCTGAGCAGAAGGTTTGGAACAGGGTTGTCAAGTCTGTCGGCAAGCACGATTGGTTCACCGCAGCCGACCAGCCTACGCTGGTACTCTACGTGCGAACGTACGTAGAGTGGGAGAAGTGGTCCAGGGACTTGCAGAAGTTCTTTGACCGCGCAGGCGGCGGGTTGATCGAGATCACCACTCCAATAGAACGCGCTTTGAAGCGTGAGCAGGCCTTGTCCGCTCGGCTGATGCGGCTAGAGGTTCAGCTTGGTATCTCGATTCCAACGGACCGCCGGCTCAGCAGCAAGAAGATCGAGTCCATTGAAGAGGAAGTCGCCGAAGTGGCGTCTGACATCGACGAGCTTGCTGTGCTGCGTGCGCAGGCTGCGCACGCGCAGGCCGGGTCCATGATGTAATGGGCAGGCTGCGTAGCTCCCTTAGCGCTGCACGTGCTGCGTACCGGGACACTTGGGTAAACGCTACTGACTACCGCTCGGTACCCATGCGCAGCGCCGCGCAGAACTCGCTGTCCGAGAACTACATTCCGGAAGCAGCGCTGCAGTTGGCGCCGGTGTGGGGAGTGGTAGACTTCATCACGCGGCAGGTGAAGGGCGCCGATTGCGTTTACGAGGAACGCGTAGGCGACCGGTGGCGGCAGGTAGACGAGGACCTTGCTCCAGACTGGGTACAGCGCCCCAACAATCACCAGACCTTCGACGACTTCCTAGACACGCTTACCCGCTCCATCCTGGTAGGCGGCAACGGTTTCGTCAAGATCATGGACCGGGACCTGTCTGGCTACCCGCGGCTGGTGGCCAGTATTCCTACGTCGTACGTGAGTACGAACATGAACACCAGTCTGTACTTGCAGCAGCTACGTGGCGCTGTAGACCAGCAGGGCGAGCTGATCTACTACTTGAACGGCGAGGAGTACCGGCCATACACCAAGTATGAGCCGACCGGTGAAATCCAGCACTACAAGTACTCCACTCGCGCGGACCTTTCGTGGGGCGAGTCGCCGCTGCTGGTAGCTGCTCCGCCGTTCCGCGTTGGGTTGGCAGCCGAAGCGCACGCCGAGCTATTCTTCAATACGGGCGGGCAGCCTCCGGCGCTGTACTTTGAGAAGAGCTCGGCTATGTCTGAGACCATCTTCAAGGAGCAGGTGGAAACGTTCAAGCAGCTGCGGTCCGACCCGATGGAACGGCACAAAGCAGTGTTCGTTTCCGGTGACTGGGGAGTTCTTCAGAACTACATCTCTCCCGAGGACATGCAGCTGCTACAAGCGCGCAGCTTCACTTGGCGTGGTGCTTGCGCTGCCTATGGTATTCCAGTGGCGATGGTAGGTGGGGAGGACGCCGCAGCTTGGGCTAGCAGCGTTTACTACCTCTACCGGTACACGATGACCGGTGCTATTGTGCCGACGCTGAAGAAGATCTCCCGCGGGCTTACTGAACTTACACCGGCTAGAACGCGCATTCGACTGGAGCCTAGGAGCATCTCCGATCCGCTCGAGCACTCCCGGCTGTGGGAGCGGCTGGTGGCTATGGGCGCTGCGAAGCCCAGCGAGGCTAGGGAATCGCTCACCGACCTGCCGCCGGACCCGACCTTGGACTTGCTGTGGGAAGCAGCGCAGAACGGCGACCCTGAGCGCGGCGGGCAGTCCGATTCGCGTCGGGACCCTGGTGTAACGAACAACCTTGACGACGGTCCACAGTCTGAAAGGCAGTCGGTTTCGGAAGGTAGGAACGCTTCGTACGGCGCGTTCCTGCGGGATTCGATGCTTACAGCAGTGGCAAATGGCGAAGAAGGGTATACTAACACCGATGGATGACGAAATCCTTTACGGAACTTTCGAGGAAGTCACTGGGCTGCGGATTGTATCCGAAGAGAAGGTGCCTGATGACCGATTCGTGCTACACGCCGCGTTTCGCCTTACGGCGGAGGCAATCAGGGACGGCGATACTGCCGGACGCGTTCGGGGAGTTGCGCTGCCGTACAACACAGCGGGTTGGTTCCCGCAGGTTGAACGGCCTGTGATGGTAGCTTCGGGATCGGCAACGGATAGCCTGCTGGCGCGGCACGTGAGCCAGGAGCGGGACATTCTTCTGGTAGCTACGCACGATGACAATCGCACGTTGGCAAGGGTTGGCGCTGGGACGCTTCGGTTCGAGGACTCGGCGCGGTCGCTGAACTACTCTGCTGACATCGATCTCGCGGATCCCGAAGGGCTGTCTGCCTACCGCAAGGTGGACAACGGCTCGTGGTCCGCGGCAAGCGTTCGCTTCCACGTACTGGAGAGCAAGAACATCAAGGCAGTGGACAACAGTCCCGAGTCAACTACCGGCGATAAGCCCGTATCCGTGCTGCTCGCTACGAAGGTTGACATCATGCACGTAGCTCTGGTGCCGCAGGGCGCGTACACCGGAGCTACCGCTCTTGCCGCGGAGCGTAGCCAGAAGTATTCCAGATTGGCGGGCACTGCCAACACGGTGCCGAAGCGGACTACCGAGGTGCAGCGCGCCAACCCGCAGAATCCAAGCGGCAGAACCCTTGCGGATCTGCGTAAAGATGTACTCAGCCGTCGATGAATAGGAGACCTTAATGGCGAATGCAGTACTGATCAAGCGGCTTGAGGCACGGAAGACCGCCGTCTCTGCCGAGATGACCACGCTTCTGGAGGATCGCTTCGAAGCGACTCGCCAGGAGCTTGGCGCTGACGCCGACGACAAGGCGATTCTGTCGCAGCCCTTGGAAGGAGAGACTCTCGAAACCCACGAGAAGCTCTGCGCCGAGCACGACAGGATCGTCCAGCAGTTGCGCGTTCTGCGCGACACTGACGAGGGTGACAAGGTCGCCCAGGAGCAGTCTGATCTTCTGGTCTCCGCGAGTGCTTCCAAGCACTACGCGAAGCAGGAAGCTGAGATGTACCGCAACCTGATGAAGCTCGGTACGCAGCAGTTCTCTGCGGAACGCGTGCCGGCGCAGGCCGATGCTCGTACGTTGGAGATGCCGATTCCGCTGATCGCTCGAAATAGCGACGACCGGAATCAGGTGTATCCGATTCGCGCCGTGTTCCGGGACGATGTGAACAACCCCACGGTTGATCTCGAAGCAACGTTCCGCCATCGGGAGATCCTCGAGGCTGGTAAGTGGGGTCAGTACGACCCGCTGTCCGGCGCGAAGATGGAGAACCTGGATGCGCAGGTGCTGCAGGCAGCTGTCGAGCGTACGGATTTCACCGTGCCGACGATGGTCACCGACCTGTACCGCTACATGGTGAACCGGAACCTGCTTGCGCAGTACTGCCGGATCATCCAGACGGATCACCTGAACAACATCACCGTGAACCGTAGGACTGCAACGCAGACCGCTACCATCATCGGCACCGCAACAACCCGCGGTGAAGGTGCGGCGATCAGCGCTTCGGACCCGACCTACAGCGCCATCACGCTGCAGGCCTGGAAGTACGCGTTCTACACGGACCACTCGTACGAGGCTCTCAACAGCGGCCTGCCTTGGTCGGTCACTGCGGAGATCGCTCGCGACGGTGGTATCGCACTCGCCAACGCGATCGGTGCCCACATGGTCACTGGTAGCGGTGCGACTACCGGCAACTCGCCGCAGCCGCAGGGTGTGTCCACCTACGTCAAGGCGAACAACGCCAACAAGATCACTGGTGTGGCTGTTGGCAAGTTCCTGACCGCTGCCGGCAACCTCTTCGAGCTTGGCGAGATGATCAAGATCCTGACGGGTCCGCCCAAGGAGTACATGACTTCTCCGAACCTCATGCTGCTCATGCGCAAGGCTGTCTACGCGGGAGTGATCTCGGTGAAGGACAGCGACGGCAACGCGTTGTTCTTCTACCAGAGGACTCCGAGCGGTGGGCTGCCGGGCGAGATCATCGCTACCAGCTTGCTGCTGGACGAGAACGTCGACGACGGCTCGAAGGCTGCCAACTCTCCGATCATCGTCGGGGACTTCGACGGTCTGTTCCTGCGGTACGCAGGTGGCCCGCGGATCGACTACTCGGCGCACGTCGCTTTCACCAACGACCTGTACCGGTACCGTTTCATTCAGCACGCTGACGCCAGGATCGTGGACCCGAACTCGTTCCGCGGCTACATCCTGGCAAGCTGAGCCACTGAACTAGCAAGGGGAGCTGGCATGAGTCATCACGAAACCGTGAACGAACTGTCCGAATGGGCGAAGAAGATGGGGATCGAGAAGATCGCCATGGCACGGTGCGTGCTGGCTTGCCAGCTCCCCGGCGAGTTCCAGTTCTCCGGGGTCATCGTGCCTTGGCCGAACGTGGTGCAGCTGGAACAGGAGTGGCACGCGCACGAGGATGAGTACGCTGTGCGGAAGTCAGGCATCCTTGAGATCTCGCTGCCGGTGGTGGTAGTGGCTGCGCCGGAAGGCGTGTGCTCCGACGACTGGGACGCGACTCGCATCCTCACGAAGAAGGTCCCGCAGCTGCGTACGGTGAACCGCTCGAAGGCTGAGACTAGCGAGGACTACGACAAGGCGTTGGCATTCAACCGCGCTGCTTACTACGTGTACCAGGAAGCGCATCCTCCAAAGATGCGACCCTTCTCCAAGCATGAGTGGCAGGAAGCCGACTTCTGCTGAGGCAACATGTCCTACGCTGAGCCAGCCGATCTGTTCTCTTGGATGGGCATTCCAGGAGACGCGGGCCAGAAGAGTATGATCGCCACGACGGTGCTTACAGCAGCGTCGCGACGCGTTGACAGAATCTGCGGCCGAACCTTCACGCCACAGAGCTTCTCTAACCCTGTAGAGTACACCTTCAATCAGCCAATTTCTGCGCATTTACTGCTTCTGAAGCGGGATCTGTACAATCTAGTCAAGATCGAGGAAGCAGGAGCTGACGTGCCCCTGGGGCATGCCCTTGCCGAAACCTTTGCCTCTACCGACGGCTTCCCAATCCGAGGTTTCTACCGGGTTGAGGAGGGTGGCCAGCGTGCGATGTGGCGTTCGCCGGTGAAGGTCACCGGGCTGTGGGGATGGGAGCACGTGCCCGAAGGAGTTCGCCAGGCAACGCTGATGCTAGGTGCGCGTCTGTACCGGCGTGCATTCTCTCCCCTTGGTATCGTTTCGAGCGGGGACGCCGAGCAGGTGTACGCAGACTCCAGTGTGATGGTCCCGCGTTGGGACTCTGACATCATGGACCTGATCCGGGACTACTGCGTTGGGAGGGTGTACTGATGGCTACTGCACCTAGGATCCGCGAGGTAGCTAACGAGATCGCCGACACGTTGAACCAAATCCCTACGATTTCGGTTACTTCTGTGCCTCGCACCAACCTGGTAGTTGAACGGCCACCTGCGCAAGGCTGCCTGTACTTCATGGGTGCGGGACCTTCTGAGCACATGGGCTTCCAGACGCAGGAACTTCGGTACACGTTGTTGGTGATCTTGCCTGCTTCGGTTTCCGGGGACTTGGAAACTGCGGTGCATATGTGCGAGGCTTTGTCCGCGTCTACACCTACAGAAGGAACACCCACTAGTCTGTACGCTGTACTGTACGAAGCAAATCTGCGTTCTCAGGCTAGGATTGACGACGTGTCAGTTGACTACTTCACAAAGATCGGCGCTGACCGCGCTACGAAAGTCGAAGCCGACATCTTGGCTTGGGCATAACAGAAAGGAATGCCAGATGGCAGCAGGAGATATCCAAGTACTAGACGATGTAGAGATCAGTTTCGGAGGCACATCTCTTGAGGACTACGTCTCACAGGTGCGGCTGCAGGTTACGAACCCCGTAGTTGCCGTGCCGAACACCTTCGGTAGGGCTGGTCCGCTGCGCGCTGTTAGCGACAAGCATGACTGGTCCATCGAGGTGACGTTCGAGACAGACGGCTGGGGCGGTACCACCGTGGACGCTGTCATTCAGAAGCTGATGCAGCCTCCGCTCGGATCGGCCAACGGAGCGCCTGAGGTGATCATCACGCCGAACGGTGGTACTGTGTCGGACACGAACCCGAGCTTCACTGGCAAGGTTGCCATCGGCGAGTGGGAACCTCTCGGCGGCTCCGGCACTGTCAACGAACGCGTCAGCCAGACGCGTACCTTCATGGGCGCTGGCCCATTGGTGAAGGCTACTTCATGAGGCGCATCGTATTCAAGGACGGGAGCGAGACAGATGTCAGGGACTTTGACGCCAAGACAGTCATCTCCTGTGAGCAACACTACAAGGCTCCTTACGGTGAGAACTTCCAGTACTTCGAGCGGCTACTGTGGATGTGCTGGCATACTCTGCGAGCCGACGGTGAAGTCACCGTGGAGTTCGTACCTTGGGTTGCTACTTTCTCACACTTCGGGAAGACAGAAGAAGCTGTAGAGGAAGAGGAAGCAGACCCTTTCGAACAGTAACCCCGCCCGCGTCTATGGCGAAGTCCTTGTCGCGCCGGGTAGCTGTAACCGCAGCACGGTCTGGGCTCTCCCCGCGGGAAGTCATGGCTGTGATGGTAGAGTTCCCGGAAGTATTCAGCTTGTGGGAGGAGTTGGTCCATGTATCCCGGTGAGATAGGGGTGGTAGACCGCTTCGTCAAGAGCTCACAGAGCAAGGTTCAGCGGGACATGACTCGGCGCGGCAACGTGATAACGCTGGCCATTGAGAACCCGAACGAGGAAGCGTTGCTGAAGGTTCTGCGAAACAGCCCGAAGGAGTTCAGTAAAGCGTTCGGCACGGCTCGTCGTAAGTTGGTACAGAAGATCTTGCTGCCCGAGATCCGAGAGCGTATCCCGAAGAGCGACACGCGTAAGAAGCACCTTCGTGGGACGGTGCGGGCGCTGGGCTTCAAGGTTGACACTACCAGGGTGCGTGTGGGGTCGAAGGATCGCTGGTACGCTTCCATTGTACACAACGTTTCGAAGGGTCCATCTATCCGCCACGGTCGTTTGCCGCAGCCGTTCTACGATTTGGCGTTGAAGGCGAAGCGGGACAAGTTCAACCGCGAGTTGGACACGATCATGGGGAAGTTCACTCGTTGGCTGGCTTCGGGCGCGAAGGGTAAACTACGGCTCTGATGGCTAAGAAAGAAACTACCACCCTAGAGCTAGAGGTAACGTCTAAGAACAGGGTTCGCCCTGGGCTGAAGGCAGCTTCCAGGGATATCGAGCAGTTCGGTAGCCAGATAGGCGGCAAGACTGCGCAGGCTTCCCGCGGCATTGCAGCGCTTGGGAATCGCAATATCGCAATGCTGGGCGGAGTGGCGGTAGCTTCTGTCGGCGCGTTCGCTGTAAGTTCGCTGAACACCTTCTCTCAGTTCGAAGACGGCGTGCGTAAGACCATGTCGGTCATGCCAGCGGAAGCCAAGAAGTCCTTCGATGCTGTAGCTAGCCAGCACCGGGACTTGGCGAAGAGCCTGGTAGAGAATACAGCAGACATCAGCCAGTCCATGTACCAGCTGTTCTCGGAAGGGTTCGGCGCTGGCTCTGCTGAAATGCTTGAGTCTATCGACAATCTTGCGGACGCAGGATTCATCGGGCTGACTGACGCTACCACGATCACTACCAAGGCGATGAACGCCTACAGCCTTAGCGCCGACCAGGCCGGGCGCGTTACCAACGTGCTGTTCGAAGGCGTGCGGCTGGCTGCTGCCGAAACGGCTGAGCTGGGGCAGGCTATCGCTGTTGTCGCGCCAACAGCGCAGCAGACGAATGTAACCCTGGAGACTACAACTGCCGCGCTGGCTGACCTAACCGTTGGCGGTTTGAACGCTACGACTGCGGCTGCTGGCTTCCGGCAAATGCTGGCGGAGCTTTCAAAGGAGCAGACGAAGGTCGCGCAGTTGTTCATCGTGGCTGCCGGCGAGACCTTCCCAGAATACATGGCTCGCACTGGGGACCTGTCCGGCGCGATGCAGTTGCTGGACCGGAACCTGGATAGAGTTGGTCAAACTGCGGTGTCAACCTTCGGGTCGATTGAAGCTTCGCAGTCTTTCGCGATTCTCACCGACGAAACCGACGTGCTCGGGCAAGCGCTTGGCACGCTTACCGACGGCTTCTCTGAAGTAGAGGAGGCTGCGGAGTTCGCTCGCGAGGGTGTTTCCGAGGACATGGAATACCTGGGTATCGCTTTCGAGGACGCCAAGGTACAGGTAGGGAGCTGGGCAGCTGCAGCTGTTCGGGGACTGGAAGAGGTTGCTGTTGTAGGCACGTACGCAGTTGACATCTTCCAGCAGCTGGCAGGCGCGGACGGCATGTACGGTGATGTACGCAGGGCCAAGACCGGCGCTCAGCGTATTCAAGAATCAGTCGTTCCCATGTACCTTGCCCTGCGGGAATCACGCCTTGACTACCGTCGGATGAATGCTAGGGATGCCGAGGTAGAGGCTGAGAGACGCGCAGCACTGCGACAGCCTGAAGCTCACATGCGTGGCTACGAAATGTTCGCCCGTGGTACTGCTACCACTCGGACCGGTGACGTTCTCGACTACCTACCGCTTGGACTGGGTGGTGGTCCTCAAGACGTAGACGCGATGAACCTGGAGGGTACAGCCCAGCCGTTCACGCGTACAGTCCCGCCAACCCTGGATCCAAACGATCCCGCAAACTTCCCCGCCGACCTCGGTGAAACAGCCCGCGGCGTGAAGGCGCTAGGTCCTCGTACAGTAGAAGAACCCATCCTAGTGGAGGTAGACAATGCCAAAGAAACCGCGGAGACCACGGAGCCCGAAGTCTCACCCGAGCCGACTTTCGAGCCTCCGCCCGTAGCTCCTTCGGTAGACGTTTCCGGTACTCGCACAACGGCCACAGATACCGGAGGAACACCTGGCCCGGCTAGTCCGATCTCGCTGACGTTGCAGTTCGCGGACGGTGGAAGTGAATCTCACTACATTTCGGCCGCCGATGTGGCCGATGGTCGGGCTAAGGTGTACTCGATGAGGAAGTGCTGAAGTGACCAAGATCCAGCTAGATCAGGTAAGGGTGCACTTGCTGAGCGATGTCTCCGAGGTGCTGATCCTGGGTGCTATGGAGAGCACTGAGACAGTGTCCCAAGGCGGCGGTGTACGTGTGTACGCGGGCGGTGTGCGGCGCACCATTCAAACCGACGAGAATACTAGGTCCCTGCAGTACCAGTTCCCGCTGATGTCGCGGTCAGACCACGGAACACTTCGATCCTGGCTGGGGCAGGGTGTGATGGTACGAGACCTGCGCGGCCACTTGGTCTACGGCACGGTGTTCCAGGTGGCCGGCGTGGAACATCCGGATACAGCGGAGGATCGTATCTTCCGCGTCAACTGGACTGTCAACGAAATCACCTTCCAACCCTTCGAGACGTTCTGATGGGTGAAGTTTCTACAGCGTCGTACCTGAAGATCACGGCGGAGTTGGTACTTCTACAGCTGGCGAACGGACAGTACTACCCGGTAGGAAACATCACCGACGCGTTGGTCACCAGCGGTAGCAAGGTGCGCCGGGCCATGGGCGAGGACGTAGGCGTGCACGGTACGGCTACGTTCCAGCTAGCGAAGCGTTTGGCGTGGGCCGAAGCTTTCGTGCGGCCGCGGATAGTACTTGAGAATCTAGAAACTGGACAGAAGGAAACGCACAATGTTGGTGTGTTCCGCTTGGAAATCCCGGAGTTCTCTACAGGTGTAGAGCCCGCGCAGTGGAGCGTGCAAGCGCACGACGTCACCTCTGTGCTGGACTACCCTGTTGGTAGGACCTTGAAGCTTCCCGCGGGCACGTCGGTTACTACTGCGGTCGTAAGCTTGCTGAGCGAAACGGCAGGCAGCTTGCCAGCAAGCGTGGTACCTTCGGGTGCTGTGCTTCCTTCTGGATACCACTGGCCGATTGACGAAGCCAACACGTACCGCTGTGTGATCGACCAGCTGCTGGACGCCATTGGGTACGAGCGTATCTACGCAGATCGCAACGGTGTGCTGCAGGCTATCCCGTACGCGCAGCCGTTGACGCGTCGGCCGGTTACTGACATTCCTGAAGAAGCGATCCGGCACCCTGTGCGGTGGCAGTCAGACTTGAGCAAGCAGCCCAACCGCTGGATCTTCATTCTTGACGACCCCGGAGCTTTGCTGGCGGATTCAGCAGCGGACACAGCAGTACTCCAGTCCGGGGTGTACGAGATACTGAACAGCTTTGATGGTCCAGGAAGTGTAACGGGGCGCGGCAACATTGTGCAGACAAAGGTCGTACGCGTTCCTGCGGCTAGCCAGGCAGCTTTGCGTGCCTACGGTGACCGTGTGGTACAGCGCGATCTGTGGCCGCAGGAGCAGGCTAGTTTGCAGTGCTCGCCATACCCGGAAATCTGGCACAACGATACGGTGTACATGACCATACCAGAACTGGGCTGGCTCAACAGAGTGGTAGAAGTAATTGACTGGGAGCTACCGCTAGACGGTGGGGACATGCACCTCACCGTGCGTTCGGTATACGCTGATACCTGATGTCCTTCTCCCAGGGAACACCTACCGTTGACGCGCTGCCGCAGGTTCTTGGACTTGTCGGCCAGGGCATGGGGCATCTGAACGTTACGTGGGGAACTGTTACTTCTCTGTCCCCGGCACCTGGTGAATCGCGTGGCATACAGGTTCTAGTTTCTGGTGACACAAGCTCTACTCCAATAGACAGCTTGGTACAGGCCGGTGGCACCGACCTGCGCGAAGGCGACCGCATCATCCTGTTCAAGGTAGGCGCGCAGTGGGTTGCGCTAGGTCCTATCGTCGGGTCACCTGTTGGTGTGTTCCCGCCACCGCAAATAGCTCCCGACCGCGGTGGGACTACGGGCGGTGGCACACCGACTCAGCCTACTTCAGTTCACATCACGTTCCCCGCGGAGAACGGTGTGGCGATCAGCCGCACGGCTACTCTCACCATCCGCTGGTCTGTAGCCGGTACTATCTCACCAGACGGCTTCGGGTTCTACCGGATCATGGGGCAGCAGGACGGTACGCGAACTTACCAATGGTACCGAGGGTCTGACGACACTTGGCAGGATGTTACTGGTACTCCTTCAAGGCAAGCCGCGGAAGTGGCTGCTTCAAAGTCTTCGGCAGCTGGAGCTGCCGCTAGGGAGTTCGCCTTCCCTGCTCCTTGGACAGACGCGGACACTACTGAGCATGAGATTGGCGTTGTCGGAATCCTTGGCGTTGACTATCGCGGTGACTCCCCGCGGCTCATCATTCCAGGAACACCACCCGAAGTAACGATACAGTCGCCCACTGCAAACGCTGTTGTAGGGAACAGCCCGTTCTTGGTATCGTGGAGTGCGGCTGACCAAGCTGCTTGGAAGCTCCAGCTGTACGATACGACAGCTTCGCGAATACCTGCGGCAGAAATCGTAAGCACTAGCGTCACTCATGACAACACTTCGGTGCGCACGCAGCTTCCGCTTGAGTCTCTAGGCGGGGACTCGTTCCGGCTACTCGTCATTGTCACTGATTCAAACGGCTTGCGCGGCTTCGACCAGGTGAGCGTTCGCCGTACGGTAGAAACTGAGATTGACACGGGTACAGCGCCACCGCCGCAGGAAGTTGTAGACACTACTGATCCTGTACCTCCGCCGGACCTGCCAACTACACCACCAGAGCCTGACGAAACTGACACTCCGGTGACTGACACAGGTAGGAAGCCTGACACAGACGCGGATGAGGAAACAGACGATACCGGAGATACCGGAACTGAATACATACCTCCTCCAGATCTAACTAACCCGGACCCTATCACACCTTTCGTTCCATACGTGCCACCTGACGTCACTCCCTCCACAGGACCTGTCACTGATGGCGGAACTTCTTCGCCACCTGTGGTGCTACAGCGTATCAACGACTTCACGCTGAAGGTTGGGGACAGCGTAACTATCAACATCGCCAGCGCGTTCAGTAACGCTAACAACTACACGGTGTCCGGAAGCGGTGCCGCCGTTGGTAGAATCACCGCGGGCTCGTTGGGCGCGCTGCTTACCATCAACGGCGTTAGGGCCGGAGTTAGCGTGCTTACGGTTAGAGCGACCAACGACGTAGGATCTGTCAGTATCTCAGCAATCGTTACCGTAGAGGTAGCGCCTACGGAAAGTGAGAGCGGTGACGCTACCGTGCGGTTGCTGCGAACCTACACCAGACCGCCTGGAGTAGGTGAGGAAGAACGTCCGAGAGCAGGAACAACTGTTACGGTGGTGCGCGCTACTCCTGTGCGTATCTATTCCCCTTCGCAGCAGTTCGCTTCCTTCCGCACCGACCAGCCGTTGATAATCAGGTACACTGCTACGGGCGCGGACGTAGGTCCCGAAGATACACCTGCGCAGGTGTACTTGAGACGCGTTGTAGTAACTGGTATTACAGGAAGTGCTTTCCAATACTGGAATGGATCTACGTGGGGTACAGCGAAGACGCTGGTGTCTGGTGTGTCCAATCAGGAAGGTGCACGGACGATAACGCTACCCACGGGGTGGGGTGACCGCGGTGTGTCGTACTACACATTCTCTGTTGAGACATTGCAGGGAGCTACATCTCCTTCAGTTTCAGTGAAGCCAAGTTCGCCTGCGGTAGAGCTAGTTATCACGGAGCCTGTCCGCACGCAAACCGGTGGTGTCCTGGACCGTGTGCTGGTGAAGGATGCTGAGTCTTTCGTGGAGGACACGCTCGCGGATATCATCGGAACTTCAGGTGCAGTTATCGGTGGTGTGGCCCGTAAGACCATTATTGCGATCAGTTTCAACATCGGAGCTTCTACACCTGGTACATCACTGGCGCCGGTGCGCGCAGCAGTACACACAGGTAGTCAGGTAGCCAGAGTTGTGGCAGTGGGATCGTTCGCTGTTGGGCTCATTTCGGTTGTGCAGCTGGAGCGATCGGGACTAGCCGACGTTCTTATCTTGGTGGGCCCAGCTATTCGCGTTGTGTGGACGTTCCCCTTGAAGCAGAATAACTGGAGCTTGACCTTCACACCACTGCGGTCAGAACTATCGAATGCAACCGTTACCGTGAACTCGGTGCCGGACAGTGTGAATGACCGCGAGTTGTGGATAGTTCCAGTTGCGTATGGCCCCGACGTGTTCGGTGTGGACGGATTGCTACAGCTGAACGTGATCAGTGAAGACAACAGATTCTACACTGCCCAGAAGAAGATAAGAATAGAGCCATGACAGTTCTCGCTTTCGACAAGTTTCAGATCACTGGAACAAGCAACCCTACGGCTGGCAGGAACACCTACCCTCTGGACTTGGGTGACCGCGGCAACTTCTTCTGTGTCGACGGAAATCGTATCTACCGTGGTACCGATCTGGAAGCTGGCACCGCTGGTACGTTCACCGAAGTTTCGCAGTCTGGCGGCGGTGGTACGGGCGGCAGGATTCCAGTAGACGACGAAACTACGTCTGGCTGGAACTGGCTAAACGGATCGCTTTGGTTCGCTACGTACAAAGGCACTACGTCTAGGCTGTGGCAAGGCACGGTGAACGCTGGTGGCACCAGCGTTAGCTGGACGCGGCGCGGGAACCTAACCGTTACAGCAAACAATCCCAGGTACATCGGTACGTGCAGGATCTACAGACAAAGCTCGTCAATCATACATGTGGTGTACGGCATCGGAGACCCCACGCGTTCTGCTGTTGGTACCAACTTGGCACAGCGTGGCTCGAACATCTACGCGCGCTTCGCGTGGAACGGATCTGCGTACCGAAGAGTTGGAAGTGGCTCCGCTGGTGTGGAAGCTATCATGCTTACCACAGGTGGACAGGGTCAGACTCTCCAAGTGATAAGCTCACGAATTGTTACGTACACCAGCCAGCAGCCGCGGCAGCAGGCAGGTGTGTACAACGCCAGCAGTGGTACGTTTCAGCTTGACAGTAACGCTGTTTCTGCTACCTATGTACCGTGGGGAGTTACCAGGCGTGCTTCCGACCGCGGCTACTGGAACTCTTTCTTGGACACTGGCGCAGATGTGTGGGGTTTGGCTGTTTCCAACGAGCTCATTGACGATTTGAACAACCCTAACGCTGGGTTCTTCGGTAGCCCTGGCCACGGTATTGGCCTGTTCAAGGCGGCGACTCGCGGAGACTACACAAATCCAATAACCTTCAGCTTCCAGACGAAGAAGTTCCTGCCTGCTACAATTCCTGTGGTACCGCTGTCAACTAGCGCGGCAGGAACAAGCAAGTCCCCTGCGGCTGCATCGTATATGGCGTGGCTACCAGCGTCCGGTGAGATTGTTCTGGTAGTCTGGTCGTACGAGTCCATCGGAGGCAGCAACAACAGACAGCCTATTTGGCTAGACACTTTCGACCCTGTTACTGCCACGTGGGAAAGCGGCTCTACGGGCTGGCAGACTCTAGAAACTTCTGCGTGGAACAATGAGGAGACCATCCAGCGCGTCATGCTGCCATCCTTCTTCCCAGCAGACACTGCCATAATCCACGTAGCCTCGAACCGGCGGAACTACGCGTATCGTGTAGTCGGTAACCGCGCTCCGTACGAAGTTTCGTTGTCTGTGAGCCAGGACGGTCGCGATGGCGACTTCGGCCCTGGCCGCGTGGTCTCTGCAAAGCTGAAGCTGGACTGGCTGTTCCAGGACTATGAGTCAGACGGGCAAGGCGCGTACCGGCTGCGCAGAGAAATTGGAAATCAGACGCGCTACTGGACTGGTACTGTTTGGTCCGCTACTCCTCAGAAGATCACGAGCGTATTCTCCGAGGTAGAGCTGCCAGCCAACTGGGGAACTGCAGGATCTACCGCACAGCGTTACTCAGTGCAGCTGTGGGACGAGCACGATACTGGTCCGAGCCCATGGTCCAACGGTGTAATCGTGAACCCGGCGGGCATCGTGAACCCGACGCTAACAGCGCCGAGCGGTACGCAGCGGCTAGACGTAGCTAACGTTACGTGGACTGTATCTAGCCAGTCCCGCTATCGGGTGCGCGTGTTCGCTGCGAATAGCGACGGCACCATCGATAGAAGCTCGGTGGCATACGACTCCAACGTCTTCACCAGTACGGAAAAGACTACGCAGGTACCGCTCCCCGACAACAACACTACGTATTGGATCAGTCTGATTACGTGGTCCGAAAGTGGGGTACAATCCGCGGAGCGTACTCGTAAGGTGACCACCGACTGGTATCCTCCGAACAAGCCCACGCTAACCGTGCGCCCCGACGACGTGAACAAGTCGCTGCGTGTTACGGCGCGCACTACGTTCGGTGGCTCCGCTTCGGCCCCGCACTCGGTAGAGATCGAACGGCGCGGCGGGGACCTTGGAGCGTTCCACATAGCTACCGGCTCGGTCAGCGGCAACCCGCGCGTCGGAACCTTCAACGACTACCACGTAGCCGGTGCCGTAGACTACGAGTATCGAGCACGTGCACTAGCAGGAAGCGCCGTTTACGGAGCGTGGAGCTCCTGGACATAAGGATGTATCATGGTAGCACCAAGTACCAATGAACTGACCATTACGGTCTACGAAACCGACGGCACCAGCGCCGCGGGAGTAGGCGTTACGATCACCCCGGAGATCACCGACGAGATGCTGATCATCTCTGGCGTGAACGTAGTGCCCCTTACCCAAACCGGCACTACCGACGGCAACGGTGTTGTCGTGTTCGAACTGGTACCAACGGCGCTGTACCCGCGGGGCGGGCAGTACACGGCTGCGGTCGCCGGTGTAGCGCCGATCACGTTCAGCATGCCCGGTACGGATACCACCCTCGTGCAGATCATCGGCACCAACATTCAGCCTTCCGGCGAAACGCCACAGCCTACGGGGTGGGTGTGGATTGGCACCGCGCCGGCGAACCCCGGCATCGGCTCGGGGTGGGTTGACAGTTCGCAGGACACGCTCCAGTTGCAGATCTGGAACGGTAGCCAGTGGGTTACGCTCGCTGGTGGCGGTGGCGGATTGCAGGTTGTGAAGCCCGACGACCTTGCGGGTGTGGTGGTAGACAGCGATAGCGGTGGGAAGCTGATCGCTGTTGACAGTAGCAATACTGCTAGGTTCGCGCTGTCCTCGTTGGTAGTTCCCGCGGCTGGTACCAAGACACCGTTGAAGCCAACGGATGCTACGGGCGCTGCTGGTAGCGCAACCCCGTACTCTCGCGAGGATCACAAGCACCCGAAGCAGGATGTGAAGTGGGGAGACGTGTCTGGGAAGCCGTCATTTGCTCCTGCAAACGCTGAGCAGAACGTTCAGTCTGACTGGAATCAGGCCACTACTACCGACGATTCGTTCATCAAGAACAAGCCAACGCTCGCGCCTTCCAACGCGGAAGCGAACGTGCAGTCCGACTGGAACGAGACCACCAGCACGAGCGACGCGTTCATCAAGAACAAGCCGACACTAGGTCCGCAGATCCCCGCGGCAGCTAGCGCCAACCGTGGCAAGTGGATCCAACGCAAGTCCGATGACGAGACGCTGATCTACGTGGACGCGCCGAGCGGTGGCGGTGGGTTCACTCCTTCGGTGTGGACTTCACCGCTTGAGAACAGCTCTGCACCTGGGCTGTCGCATACCATGACAGCCAGTTCGGATGTAGATGGCGGTGACATTTGGGCTGGAACACGGCACAATAACAACGGCACTATTGAAGGCACTTGGATCTTGAAGAAGGGTCTGTACGTATTCCAACTAGCTGTTACGGTGAACGCTGGAACAGCTTCAGGAGGGTACAGGCTAACGCCTTACTTGCACATGTCACGTGCAACTGCGCCAGTATTCTTGGCTAGATCGCCAGCAGCGTACATTCGTGGAAACGGTACAGCTGCTGTAGCTCTTGAGATGCATGTTGTACAGCCTGGGGCTGATATAACGTTGGATGGCATCTCACTCAATCAGATCGCGCAAGCAGGTCCGAACCCAACTCCAGGCGGCACAGCGTACAACACCACCAGCCTCAGACTCACCGTCATCAAGCTACACGACCTGTCGTAACGCGCTATACTGAGCTCGGCCCCACGCTCGACTCCTTCTGTTCTGAGGCACCACTTGAACGGCTGGCTGGCGAACTGAGCGTGGGGTCACACAAACTACGGGTAGGCTTGTAACCGTGCCGAGCGACGCCAACCCACCTGCCGGCTACCCGCTGGCGGATACATGTTACTACGATCCGACCCTGTTCGAGATCTTCTCTTTGTTCTGCAAGAAGTATCTCATTTGGCCGCACGGTCACCGCGCCGGGCAGCCCGTAGTGTGGGACGATTGGCAGAACGAACGCTTGTGGAAGCCAATCTACGGCATCCGCAACAAGGAAACCGGGTTGCTGGAAGTCAGCACTGCGTTCATGCTCTCCGCCCGCGGACAAGGGAAGACCGCGGCAGCTGCAGCTATTGGCCTGTTCGACCTGTGCGTTGGTACCGAGCACGAGCCGGAAGTTGACCTGTTCGCGGTGTCTCGTGTACAGGCCGGGCGCATGTGGGAGTTCATCGAGTCGTTCGTGCGCCGATCGCCGGAGCTGTCCCGCACCCTGGTAGTCCTGAACGCATCAAAGACGATCGTGAATCACTCCAATCACGGCAAGCTTGTTGTACGCTCTGGCGATGCTTCTTCGGAGTACGGTCTGAACCCCAGCCTGGCGTTGTTGGACGAGCTGTTGAGCCAGAAGAACCGCGAACTGTACGACGCGATCAACACTGCGGTCGGGAAGCGTCCGCACTCGCTGTTCGCTATGTTTACCACACCAGCGCCGACCCCGGACTCGTTCGCTGTACAGGAGTACATCTACGCGAAAGAAGCCGCGAAGGATCCGACTGTTACTCCTTCCTACCTCTCTGTGATCTATGAGTCCGACGCCAAGGACGACATACACGACCGCAAGACGTGGCTGAAGTCAGCTCCGGCCCTAGGCACCGGTGCGATGAGTTGGAGCGTGTACGAGAAGGAAGCGGCACGCGCTAAGAACGACACGCTGGCAGAGCATTCGTTCCGTGTGTTCCGCTTGGCGCAGTGGCCCGAAGCTAGCTCCAACTACATCAACATCACTAGCTGGGACGCCTGCGCGGAGAGGGTCCCTGCGCTGTCCTGGCTGAAGCGGTATCCGTGCTACTTCGGCTTGGACATGTCGGGTAGTCGCGACTTCACTTCGCTTTGCATGCACTGGGCATTCCCCGATGGCGGAGGTTGGATGCTGTGGAAGCATTGGTGCACTCAAGAGTCGTACGAGGTTACCAACAAGCTTACACAAGGTCTGCTTGGGTTGTGGCGCCGAGATCCCTCTGTTTCGCTCACGGTCGTACCGGCGAAGCTGCTTCCTACGGAACTGATCGCGGAGGAAGTTATCGTTCAGTCCGAAGAAATGGAACCGCTCCAGATTGGTATTGACAGCTTCCGCGCCAAGGAAATGATGTCTTTGCTCGAAGAGCACAACGTAGCCAAGCTGTCGTCTACGGGGCGCAGTATGCACGCTGCAACCGAACGTCTGTCCGGTATGGCGCATAGCGGTGCGTTGAAGCACAACGGCGACAAGCTGGCGCGCTGGATGCTCAGCAATGTGTCGGTGATGTACGACTCGCAAGGCTATCCGAAGATCGTGAAGGGTCGCGATCGGCTCGCGGAGAAGACGCCGGGCGCTATGCGCATCGACGGCATTGCGGCCGCTTGCATGGCCGTAGACCGCAGAATTGCCATCGAAGCGGAAGAGATGGAGAAGAAGGGCGAGGTTCGGTGGTACTTCGGGGATGAAGAGCTTGCTGGCTAGGGTGTACAGTCGGATTACTGCTCCGCAGGTGCTGATTTCCGGAGTGTGCGGACCCTGGTGAGGAACATACCTCACTAACTCCTAGAAATGCTCCCTGGGACCGCAGGAGCTGGCTTCTGCCTTCTCGCCGCGCAGCCAACTTCCCTATTGGCCACCTTACGTGCCGGCAGCTTTCGGCCGCCAACCCAGCGAGTTACAGACTAGCCAGCTCCTGCAGACATTGTCCTAACGGATGTATGTATTGTATCCGAAACATGAATCCCCCGGCCCTTTGCTTCGTGTGCCTCGACGCGGGACCGGGGGATGGGTTAGCAGCGAAGGAAGGGGATCTTTCAGCCAACCGTGGACTTAGTATAGCGTGATCCCCGGCCCATGAGTCAGACCGGGGATCACGCTCCGAAAGGAAGGTGAAGAGATTTCCTTCGGAATTGTGGGTTAGCTTACTGCTCGCAAGCGCAGCACATTGTGCAGTTACACTCTACAGGGTCCAGAGCCGTGTAGAACTCCAGTTGTTCGCGTAGAGTGTGTGCTTCGTCCACATCCATGCGGTACACGTTCCAGCCTTCAGCTCCCTCTTCTTGGATGCCTAGGGAGACTCGATCCAGATACCGGGCTACCTTGAACTTCATTGCGTGCCTCCTTTGCAAGCATCTTCACCTTATGTGCGAAATCGTACGCTTCCAGCGGATCCATGAGGAATTCCTTCGTTACCAGGTTCTTCATTTCTTCGGACATTGCCCACGCTACGGCCGCGTCCATCAGTATGGACTTATGGACGTCGTTGTCCTCGACGACCAGTGAGATCTTGTCTCCTCTACGCGTTACTTCGTATTTCACTCTGACTCCGTCAAGTGCACATTCCGTGCGCGTTCGTTGACGCGTTGCATTTTGCGCTGCATGCGCTTCACAACACGCAAATCGCGTTTGACCTTCCGCTCTATGCGCTTCATACGCTTGTGCGGTTTCACTCTGACTCCAGCAAGGTTTCGATGTACGCGTTGAATCGCTCGATCAGTGCTGCCAGTTCCGCAATCGTTTCTTGCAGGAGGGTGAGCAGATCTTCTTCGATCTCGCAGGTGTACTTGGTACCGGTGCTGAGCTTCGGTTCCGTTACGATGAAGCTGCTGGTACCACCGTTCTTGCTCGTGTGTGTAACAGGGTCGCCTACAGGCTTCTTGTCGGGCCCATAGATCTGTACAGTGATGGACGCGTTCTTCTCTGAAGGCAGCGGCTCGGACAAACGCACGATCTTGTTGAACGAGCGTGTATCCACGGTGCATGCGCGTTCCTTCTCCTCAGGAGCTTCATGCGCTTCTATGACGTCGGTGCAGGTGAACAGCACTGTGGCTGTAGCCAGAAGCACCACCACGAATGCAGTGAACTTCGGCATCGGGTATAGCTCTAGTTGGTCCTTCATTGCTGTGCTCCATGGATGTGACTGTGGGCGATGGACGGTACGGTGGTAGTGCAAGCGTGCGCATGCGGGAGTGAGCAGGCGTGAGGATGCAGAATGCGTGTTTCACGCATGGGCTGTGCAGAAGCGTACCACCTAGTGGTAGTGGTAGTGACTGGCGCAGCTACCTTCGGCGTTGGCTTAGAGCCGCAGCCGAGAAGCAGCAGCACTATGAGGATTGCCAATCCTATCAGTGCAGCCCACGCAGCTGTTCTGTTCAGCACACTGCGCGGCGGGGGGCCGGGGTTGTGAATGGGGCGGGTCATGCCATACTCCTTCTGTAGTTGACTGGCTATACCAGTATAGCCGACCCCACTACCCCGTACTCCCTCACTCCCCGGCTAGGGGATTGGGGTATGCGGGGGAGGCTAGGGGGAAGTGAGGCTTGGTCTGCTTCCTGTTGTTGCAGGACGCGCAGAGCAGCTGGAGTGGGCCGACTGCTCCCTTAGGGTTCTTGCCCTTCAGCTGTGGGATCACATGATCAACCTGCAGGTCAGCTGGTCGAACGAAGTGAGGAGGCACTTTGAATCCTGCACAGAGAGGACCATTGCTTTCCAGCCAGTCTCGGCGGAACAGTTTCTCTCTTCGTTGGAGCTGCGCGTTCGCCACGATTGAAATTCTAGCGCGGCGCGGGATGGATGGGCCGACCTCGGATCGCGCGCATCGGTGCGTGGCTGGTAACCGGCGGAGGCACCGA